TGTTTTGCAAAACTAAGCTCTGGTAGCTTGAATAGCTGACACAGGCAGTGCCAGCAGGGTTGGTGGTATTGAGACTGCTATAACGCTTTGGTTAAAGCGTCATACAAGCCTTGTGGATGGTTAGATGTGGGGCGGCGTAATATGTCGCTGGCAGCTTCGCTACAATAGAACTTGCCACTGGCTTGCTTGAACCATTTGATAGCATAACGCAGGGCGCCGGTGTAATCGTACTTAGCCGCCTGGTGCCGGTAGAACCAATCCATTGCTTGCTCATAGGTTACCTGCTCACCAACATCAACCAAATCCCAGTTACCGTTCTGAAGGTTAATAGCTTTAATTCGCACACCACCATCGAGCATCGAGCTGGACAGGCAGAGGTAAACGCCGTTACCCAGTTCCTGTAATACCAGCTCAACGTGAGAATAATCACCACCGGTTATCCAACAGATTGCCCGGTTAACCAAGCGTTTACGGCCTTTATAAAATGCGAGTCTCATATATCACCTATGCCAGAAAAGTAATGTTGTCTGCCTGCAAGCGGAACGAAGCGCCAACAGCCGCCAGCGCTGCATTATTACGCTCGGTTAATACCTTCCAGTCACCACTGCGGGGAATGACACCCGAGCTTGTGATCACGCCATTTTGCAGCGTGACATCCAGGTACACTTCATCATCGGTGGGCTGGCCGTTGGCATGGCGTACAAATGGCATTTTCAGCGTGACAGGAATGCTGATATCCGCCAGCTGGCCATCAGCGTCGTGCAGTTCTCCGGTCAGTTGGAGTTGCGCACCTGATTCTGTAAAGTACATGCCATTGAAGGGGGATGCTGCTTGTCCATTAAGCTTCACAACGCCACCAGAAACTAAATATGTTGGCCAGTTAGTGCTCTGAACGCTAAGCGGATTGTTATTGTTAACCTGGGAAGCTAGATAAATGCTCATGATATCCTCACGTGGGCTATTCCATTGGTGTTGTCTGTGTTCATCATTCCGGCAGACAGCTTGCTGCAAACAAGTTGGAAGATGTTGCCGCTGTTAACGGTGCCAACAATGATTTTGCCATTAGATTCGAACCCTGATGCCAACAGGTTTACGTTTATAGGCTCAAACTCAGTTAGGTCTTTGGTTCGTAGACCTTCAGCCGGAATGTAGAAATAGCCATTGATGAATTTCAGCGTACCGCTTCGAGCACTTGCCCAACCGATATTTAATTTTCGCCAGTTAATGCCGTCAGTGGACACTGCAAACATAGCGTTACCTGCATAATTTCCATTTGCTGCTATTAATAATCCATTACCGATTGCGAGACTGGTAAATGCGCCTTCTTCGCTGCTACCCTGCTTTTCTTTGTAATATCGACTTGTCCAGGTGATACCATCAGGGGATGTTGCAATTCTGCTGTTTATCGAACCACCGCCACCAACCGCTATATACAGAGCCCCTGTATACTTGATGTCGTTTACAGACTGATCTACGAACGGGCTTGTTGTTCGTTTAGTCCAGGTAATGCCATCGGCAGAGGTAAAGATCTCACCGTAATATGAGCCAAGAACAAAAAGCCCATTCGCAAAAATGAGACTTGTTATTGCTGTTGTTACGGCTAAGCTGCGAAGTGTCCAGTTAATTAGATCCGTGGATGTATAAAGCGCACCTGGACTTGCGGTGGTTGTAAGGACATATACCCCATTGCCATAAACGATGTGACGCCGGTTTGCTGGGATTGGCGCCTCAAATGCTTGCCAGTTCAATCCATCGACAGAACGTGTCCACTTCATTAATTCTGGGTCGTACACTAGAAACTCATTGTTTAGGTAGTAAGGGCCAGGATTGACAAATGAGCCGGTATAAATCATTTGCCGGCTTACAAACCATAACTTGCCAAAACTGCCAGCCCATAAATCAGCATCAAACTTGGTTTCATCTGTTTCTATACGGCCAGCCCGCAAAAAGCGTTGGTTGTTGCTATCCGTAAAATCAAATGGCGCAGCTTCAGAGAAAAGCCTAGATTCCCGCACACTGATGATACTGTCTCCAGTAGCAAGTCCGAAAAAACTGGCAAAATTTCTACTCATATCAATGCTCCTGCAATTCGAGTTGTAAACGCACGCCACTCATTAACTGACTGATGAAATATAAAGCCACCGCAGGTACCGTCAGCAGTCACCACTATGGGCTCCATGCTGCCCATTGCCTTTTTGTCGCTGCAGTTAATTGTCATGGCATGTTGTGAAAAAGGGGTGGGGCTGGCCACCCATTCAACGCAGTCGCCATCAGTCGGTGTGGTTGGCAAGTCGTAAGCACAGGGGCCAGTGATATTGTCAGGTGTAAAACGTTTGTTCAGCGGTATTGTGCCGGCAGGGAGCACTTTATATCGCTGCTGCGCCTGAATATTGCTGGTCACCCACTGACGGGTGGCGATGGTGACATAAGGATCCACCACAATTTTTACCGCTTCCGGGCTTACCACTGCAAAGTAAAACTGTACGGTCAGTTCACCCACACCACCTTCTGGCAAGTTGGGCTTGTACGTTTCAGGGAAGTTTGACACCGCAAACAGCGCGCCGTCCTGGGTAAACACCGCCGCTTCCCGAATGGTAAAGCCACCAATTTCGGGTGGTATAACCAACGTGGCGATAAAGTAGTTCGGGTTGGCATCGTCCACCACTAACGAACTGACCTGAGCCCGGTAAGTTTCATTGGCCAGTGCCGTTTTGTCTTTGGTTGGAGTGATACTTTGGCCGTTGCCATCTCCTACTGCCAGATGGGTTATACCAACCTGCTGATTTAAGGCTACAGCGTTAGCAATTTTGGCATCACCTATATGGCTGGTGACACTGAAAAATGTAGTCATTGCGGACGTACCTCAATAGTTAAAGCATGAATAAAACTGGTGGCAACGCCCACCGCTGGGGTTGATTCGATGGTGTCGCCGGCATAGGGGTAAATGGCAATATGGCGACCGGTTGTAATGGCGCTGGCTATACCCAGTTGGCCTGGCAATCGGGCGACCAAATTAATATCAAATTGGCTACGGGCATTTTTTGCGGCTGCAACAACGCGCCGCATGGACTCGACTGCGGCCACCGATATAGGCGTGTCAGTAATAAACACCTGAACATCGAAGGTGTAAGCCGGGCTGTCGTTCTCAAACCATTCAACAATTTTGGAGCTGTAACCCAATGCATCCAACGCGGCCCGAACTGCACCCCGGGTGCCTTTGCGGCTGTGCACTATAAAGCTGGCTTTGATAACGTTGCGTTTTTGAGTGGTTGTCCAGGCATCGTCCCATTCATCAACGCTGAATGCCCAGGCTAACCACGGCAATATATGGGCAGGGCATTTGTCTGGATTGAGTAAGTCTGATACTGGTACCGGCAAGTCTGTCGCTGTATGAGCCAGCGCAGATAACGCGCGTTCAGTCAGTGTCGCATTTGGTGGCAGTAAGTTACTCATCACGACCACCAAAGGTGATATTAATAGCTGTGCAATAAGCAGCCGCTGCTTTACTGTTGGTAATGTCTGCTGCCGGCTCGTTAACTTCAACACGCGACACACCTGGCTGATGCAGTGCTGCCGTCAAGCCTGACAGCGTAATACTGCGGCCAAGGCGGTGATTGTCATTTACATACTTCTGCAGAGCACGTTCTGCCTCTGCAAGCACAACGGTCGCATCTGGCCCGTTGTACAAATGCACCTGTGCGTTAACAGCGTATTCAGTGATCTGGGCAGATTGAACGACAACATGATCAGTAAGTGGCCGGACATCGTTATTCGTTAAAGTCAGTTCAACAGTGTGCAGTGTCTCCGCACTGGCTATGCCATTTCCCTCCCGGCTTAGCACGGTCACCTTTACGACGCCGGGCGGAATACCATTGGTGCTTACTAATTCACCCTCTACCAGTTGCAGCTCTGGCTCTTGCACCGAGGCGTGTTTGACCTGTGGATCTGAAGATAAGGCATGAAAAATATAAGCACCACTGGGGCCGGCTGTGCTCAGGCTATCCCAAGCTAACAGCGCCCGGGTTTTCAAATCGGTATCCGATTCTTTTACTTCTGGTACCGGCGGTACCGCATCAGGATCCGCAGCCTGAATAATCAGACGTTTTACATTCTGATTGGCAACCAGGTGATCTAAGTTTTCATCAGTGGAATACGCCAGCATCACTGCCTTGGCCGCTTCATTAATGCGTTGTCGCAGTAGTAACTCTTTGTAACTCCAATCTTGTAACAGCTTGGTCAATGGCTCTGATTCAAGCTGTAGGGTGTCTGATAGCTCAGGCTTGGCGGCAATTAGATCTGCTTTGTTACGGTTAAAAACCACTTCAAAATCTAGCGGCTCAATTACGGTAGGCGCGGGCAAACTTGATAGGTCTATGGCGTTCATACATTCACCTGGAATAAGTCAGTGCGCCCAGAATCAACCCGGGTAGCTGTAAGCGTAACGGTGGCTTTGCCATTGGCTTGAGCTGAGTGAATATCAATCTGCGTGATACGGATCCGAGGCTCCCAAGCGGATAACGCCATCACAATGGCAGCCATCAGCTGTAAGCGAAGGGCGGCAGAGTGGGGCTGGTCTATCAACTCGAAAAGGTCTGAGCCGTAGTCCCGGCGCATTACACGGCTGCCACGTGGCGTGGTGAGAATGTCCTGTATGCTTTGCCGGATGTGCTCAGCATCGGAGATAGCTTTGCCAGTATTGCAGTTCATGCCAAGCCAGCTCATAGCACGGGAGTTCCTGTTTTTGGCGTGCCGGCTGGGTGCTTGTGCTGGCCGAATTCAATTCCATCAACCGACACACCACCCTGATTGGTTAAAGCGCCGTTATGGGCAATATCGCCGGTAACATCAGCACCACTACTGGCGGTGAGCTTCTGCTGTACTTCAGCAGTGCCCTTAATCAAGACGTTACCGGTGAATTCTGCATTGGGGCTGTCGACCGTGACTCTCTCAGATGCCTGTACAGTTGCGGTTTTAATGCCCCAGGCCTTTAATCCGCAAGATTCGGGGTCATATTCAATGGTGGCGCCGTCAGAATAAACAGTACGGTGACGTTCAGGATGATCATCAGGCTCGGCCAGCTCAGTACTGTATAGCGCCGGCAGAATGTACGCACAGGCCAAATCACCCGATAGGGAAAGCAACATAACCTGTTCCCCTGGTGTTGGTCGCCAGCTGGTTTTGGCGGTGCCGGCACGCGTTGTAAAGAATGGGCGCCAATCGGTAAGCAAGTTGCCGGTTTTTACCCGGCACAACGCGCCTTTGACTTCGGCAATAGTGCCGATACGCAAAAGGTTGTCCAGGCGTCGGTTTAGTTCAGCGATAGCTGCAATGGTATTCATGCCGATATGTTGGCGTATAGCGCAGTGCACGCAATTCACTACAGTGGTATTGAGTCTGCTATAACGCCAGATAGCGAATGATAATGTCCTGCACGTTTTGATGCTCAGACTGTGTTAAACCTAACAGCTCACGTTTTGGCATCTGAACGGTTTGTTGCTGACCGATGCGACTGCGTAAACCATAGTGGTGTTCACGGGCAACCTGATTGGCAAAACCAACGAAGCCCACAGCCGCAATCTCTGCAGTACTGGATGCTTTTAACCACTTAGCCCTGATGAGTTTTTGAAACATCAGTCGGCGTTTAATGGCACCGCGGCGTTGCTGAAGGCTGGGTTTTCTTGGCTCATATGCACTGCCGCCTGGCGCTATATTTTGTTTAATACGTTGTGCCTGGCTGGCACGTAGCGACCGCGCTATGTCACGTGACAATTGCCGGCGACTGGACGCTGATAGTTTGCCGATTAAACTATCAAACTGCTCAGTTAACGTGGTTAAGTCGTTGGTGGCCACGGTTGTAGCTCCTGATTTAAATAAAGCTGCCAGTCGATGCCGCTGCCATCATCAAACTGCGGTTCGGGTAAGTGCTCCACGTGCAGGCCTTGCTCAGTGCTTATGACCTTTACGCGTTCGGTCAGGGCCAGCTGTATTTCAATGTCACAGGTGTCATGGTTTAGGATCTCAGCCTTGAACTTAAAACCGGATTCACGCTTGTCAGGATTGTTTAGCAGTTCCGGCTGATGCAAGCCCAGCCAGCTTAATAGCGGTACAATGACAGTATCAGCATGTGCGCTGTAATCCGTCAGAATGATGGTGCAGGTAAACTGGTATTCAAAACTTAAGTTGCCTTTGACGCCGGTCGCGACAATAACGCCATTGTCGGCGAAGATATGTAAGCGCTCCGGGTTCTTTTTGATATGCGAAACGGAATTACTTAACAGTTCGCGCAGCTGATTTGGCTTGTTCATTCTGTTGTTCCTGGCAAAAATAAATCATGTCGACCTGAGCAGCGCAGGCGTGCCAGGCCTGTAATATTTGCTCTTTATCCTGCAGCTCATCTTCATTTTTTGTCGGGCTGTTCGGTGGCAGGTAACAGCGGGTAACGAGTGGACATCCAAACTCGGTATTCGTCGGCACCGGTGATGGCGGGGCGCTGCTGCATCCGGTTAATAGCGGCAGGCAAATCAGTTTCAGCCCATGTACGAACGTCCTGAATATCATGTTTAAGCGCCTTTAGATGCTGCTGAAAATGCCCGTTACTCAGCGTAACCTGCTGTAACTGTGTACGCAGTTCGGCTTGTGCACGCTGGTTGCGTTGGGCAGTTTCGGTCAGTGTGGTGATGGTGGTATTCACTGTTTTCAACGCTAAATCAAACTCCCCCAGCTTTTGCTGGGCTTGTGTTAGCTGGCCGTGTTGATACCAGATAAGCCCACCGGTGATAGCAACGTAGGTGAGGGCAATACTGCCGCCAATCAGCAGCAGTTTGCCTGACAAAACACCGCTAAGCTGTTTCAGCATCCGCAGTTTCCTGGTACACGGTTTTAAGTTGCTGGTACGCGCGATCTAGTTTGCTGTCGTAGTGGTTTTCAGCATACGCCGGGCCATTGTAGCGTTTGGCAAACTCATCCCATTTGCGAGCTTTCAACGCTTTGTGAAGTGCCGGATCCGCAGCAATAAAGCGGGTCAATGCTGATAGATGTTCACCTTCTGATTGCTCCATTGCCACTTTGTATTCCTGAGCGCTTTTGTACCCCAGCATTTGCCAGTGAAAGCCCATGATCTGGAACATCCCCCAGCTGCAGGCCTCTATCGCAGCTTTAGGGTTCAGCAAAAAGGCGGTACTAAAGCGCTGGTATTCACCGCTACCGCCAATATAACCACCACGCTGCGTGCTACACAGTTGCGGGTACTGGCGCGCTATCTCATCAGCTAATTGCTGGCTTTCCTGTTGCAGCTGGCGGTAGAAGATATGCCGTTCAAACAAAATGGCAGGCCGGCCACAGCCAAAGAAACCTGAGCTTGCTGATTCAACCTGAGCAACAGCAGCGACGGCGGCAGCTTCAACTTTTAATACAGCGGCAGCCTGGATTATTTGCTGACGGGTGATCAGTTTTTCACTGTGCCGGCCACTTAACGCTGCATGCGTTCGTGGGCCCACCTGGCCAACCGGAGGAAGGTTGTGCTTAAGTTGAAACGCAATAACAGCTTGTTCCGTCTGCTCACCATACCAACCATCAACAGTAAGATTGGCACCATGCTTGTTGAGGTTCTTTTGCAAATCACGGATAGCGATACCGGTATCACCTTTTTTTAAAATATTCATGCTTACACCTTACGGGGATTGTGTTGTTTAGAATGCCAACGCAGTAGCCTGGTAACGCTGCAGTGGCTGTTTGGACTTTTAAACAGTTCTGCCACATTGCCCTTAAGGCAGTAGAGCGCTGCACACAGCACTGAATTCAGAACAACAGTGCTATAACTGGGTGTGGTGGCAATACCCATCAGGCCACAGATAGCCTCTATGCCAGCGGCCACCGCGATGATGTAGGCCAGAGCGCTAATTAAAGGGCGGTGTAATGATGCACTGCGCTCAAACAACATGATCCGCGCTGCTATAAGCAAACAGATAACACTGTTTAAAATAATCATGATTTCCCCCTGATACCCCGGATCACGCTTAGCCAGCTTTCGGGGTTATTGGAAAGGTTAATGATGTACTGCAAAAAGCGAACAACGATGGCGGCAGCAATGATTGCGGCCATGCCTGCATTTACCGGCAGGGAAGCCGGCAAGAAAGCACTAAGTAACACCGCAACCCATTGTGCACATAACGCGCCGCCTAAAAACGAGGCAATAAACAGCCCTATGCGTTTGAATTTACCGATAGTGTCATCTGACAGAATAAATAGCATGGCGCCGGTGAAAGCACCGATCACGACTGCTGGGTCGACTCCTGGTACCAACGTTAACAGGCTGGCTGTGGTTACTGCTGCAGTCGCACTTGTGGCTGATACGGGTTCGCTCATATTTAATCCCAGAGTTGTATGGTTTGTTTGGTTGGCGGTGTAGCATCTTCTGGTAAGAGAAGCTTTGTGCCAGTGGGTAAAACCGTGCCTTTGCTTGCCAGACCGGGGTTGTGCTGCAGCAGTTGTTCAGTGATGCCGGCAGTGCGGCCATAGAAGCGCTGACAGATTTTGTCGACGGTATCGCCCTCGATGCTGTGCACAGTGGTGCCGGTTGTCATATCAGTTCAACCGTTACGTGACTGACACCGAGAATGTCGCGAATAGCAAAACGCGCATCACGATATAAATCTGTTATGGTTTCGTTCTGCTCAGAGGCATTGGACAGGGCTTTGGCCGTGCTGTCATAGTCAGCATAACGTTCCATCAGGTTGGCTTTAAGCCTGCAGTACACAGCACGTAAGTAAAGTGATACCAATTCGCTTATTTCATCCACATGCTCTGCAGGTACATCAGCAAGTGCTGTATAGCCAGCTTGCTGCTGTGCATCTTTGAAGGCTTTGAGATCGCGATTTACGTCGATAATTGCGGCGACGGTAGCGTGCTTTAAGCGCTCATCTGTGACGGTGCCATCAAGCCTTACGGTGTCTCGGACTTTACTCAGATTGATATCCGGCCAGAAGCTGCCATTTTTGATTATTGCGTTTTCTTCTGTAGCACCAGCCACTGCAATAAAGCTCATAGGTAATCCCGATTAAAAAGGGCGGTGGACTGGTCAGGACAGGCAAGCTGAGGAGGTTTGCTGTCTGACCAGTGCCGCCCGGGTGCGTGGTTCGCCCGTTTAACTGGCTGTGGCGTCTTTGCCACCTGCCTGTTGTTTGTTGCTCTGGCCTTTTTCCTTATCGCCAGATGTGTTGTTGTCCGGTGCCTTATCAGGATCCGGCGTTTCGTTCTTTTTAAGTTCCCGCTGCACTTGCTCAATCAGCTTCTTAACGCCGCAACGCTCGTGCAGCTGCAGAGCTTTTTCAAACGATGCGAGGGCATCAACTAGAGCACCGCCAGTTTGCTGAGCCAAACCAAGTTGCTTTAACAATTTGGCCCGTGCTTCATCGTACATATCATGATCGCGAGTCAGAGCTGCGGTGCGTGACAGGAGCTCAGCTGATACAGGTGATTCTGATTCCAGTAAGCGGTTGGCCGTCTCTGCCACTTCTTCGGCAATGGTGCAGGCCAGGCCTCGCTCAAACCGGTCAGGCATAACAAGATTGTGTGCAAGCGCATATTCGGCCAAAGGCAGGGCAGCATCGATATTGGCTACATCGATGTACCACAACATGACGGTCACCAGTACTTCGTCCTGGCGCCCTGATTTGCTATCGAGTACACCGGCAATATAAGCCTCATACTCTGGCAGCATTTTCTCTTTTGCCTGCAGTTTGCGCTCTAATGACTGAATGCCTTTAAGCGCGCGCCGGTGCTCTGATAACAGCATCAGCATTTGTTCCTGCAGGTTTGAAGCCTGAATGACAGCAGCCTGGGAATCACTTCCCAGTGCCGCTGCTGTTACACGCTGAAAACGTCTTTCTGCCGGTGTCATAAATTACCCCGCCACTAGTTCGATGTTTTCAGCCAGGGCTGCGCAGCCGTAATCTTCCACTACGTAAGCATCATTGCTGCTTTCGTAGTTTTCGATGCAGTCTTTTTTCGGGTTGTCGATGATGGCACGGCGGCGTGCGCCTTCCTGATAATACATTGACAGGTTGTCCAGGCGAGAAACCATCAGGCCAGCAGCAGGGAAGCCAGGCACTCGTACAGCAGGCAAACCACCGATACGCTTTTGGCTGATAATTAAGTCAGCCGCCGCTGTCTCAGTGGGTTCACGGTTGGCGTTAACAAGCGGGAAATATTTATCGCTTAACAGCTTGCGGCCACAGATCACGACCAGTTCGGTATCTTCCTGATACCAGGGTTCGAGCATGTTATTCACCATGTCGAACACCAGTGCATCAAGATTCTTGTAGCCATTTGCCGCTGTAACTGAGCTGCCAATTTGGATTTTGCCCGAGCCATCAGCAATTTCGTCTAAATGACGCGCAGCAGCGTATAAGCGGATTTTTTCCAGCCAGCCTACGTTTACATCCTGCAGCAAAGGATTCGCGGCCCGGTCAGATGTTGCAGCCCGGGTTTTACCGTTAAAGCCAATCAGGATCCGATCTAATGCCTGACGCTGCAAAATGGCATTGCGTACCCGCACCTGAAAGTCTTTGAACTTGGCCCAGGCATCCAGTTTGGAGTAGCGCAGGGCGGTATCAAAGTTAGTCTGGGTACAGTGGTAGCCTTTGTTGTCCAGATCCGTTGGGTCAATCGCTGTGCGTTCGCCGGCGCCGGTGGTATCGGTAGTGCTGGCAATGGTGCTGCTAATGCCAAGGCCAAGTTTTTCGCCTTGTTGGTCGTTGACGCCTATCACGTTAATGCGGCTTAGGAAATCTGAGCTTTCCTGCATCCGGGTTTCAAGTGTCTGTTGTACCGTTGGTTCGACAGAAAACTTGGTACCAACATTGTCAACGCCGTTTAGCGCTGATAGCTGAGCCATAAACTGGTTAAATAATCTTCGGGTATCGTTGCGCATTATTGCTCCTTAGCAATCGGTCTTTTCTACGTTGTCGCCACCGGCTGCAGGGCTGCGGCGGAATTTTGTTGGATCTTCTTCCTGCTCTAACTGGGTTTTCAGTTCAGCAAACTGGCTTTGCAGCTCCGCCAGATCCTGTTGCAGTTTTTGCTGACCACCGGTCGCTTCGTCCAGGGCGGTGCTAAATTGCTGCTCGGCGTTGGCAAACTCATTAGCGATGGCTTCTAAAGCCTGATGAATATCAGCGGTGTCTGTGGTCTGCTGCTTTTTGAACTGACCAAGAAGAGCAGTGACTTTGGAGAACACAGTGGGTTTATCTTCCTGCTCTTCTTCCAGCTCCAGTTCAAATTCAACTGCTGCGGTAAACAGGTTTTCAGGGCGCTGTTTGCGTGAGGCCAGTGGGTTAACTTCAGCCTTGGAACTAAATTCCAGCATATCGGTACCTAACGAGGCAGGGCTGTCGGTGACGGCTAAACCCGTCAGGTAACACTTACCGGATTTGGCAAAGTCAGGGTCGATTTCGACTGAGGTGTACAGCTTTTGCTTTTTCTTGTTCATGGCAATCAGTTCTGCCGTTGGCTCGATTTTAGCGAACAGTGTCAGCTTGCCATCCACGGTGTCTGATTTAACGGCGGTTACATCGCCATAGGCGCCGAAAGGGCTATCAGGCAGCACGCCACGGATATGTTCAAGCCATACCCTGGCGCCGTATTTTTTAGGGTCAAAGGTATCGACGATATCTTTTATCCAGCTGGCCAGAATGGTACGACCATCAGTGGTGTGACCTTCAGTGAATACGCGGAACCATTTTGATTGAGCTTTTTTTGCTGCTGCTGCCATAACCTTTACCTGTGCCGAAAGTGAGTGCGAGTGTTGTTGGTATGGTCAGCAGCGATGGCATCTGGCGCAAACTGCGTCGGCGTTATAGCAGACTCAATACCACTGCCAGCCAAATAAAATCGTGTAGCCGGCTTTTACACTGCCTGCATGAAACTGAACCCCGACATCAATCAAAAACAGCATGCCAAGTTCCTGTATTGGCAGGGCTGGTCTGTTCGCAAAATCAGTCAGTTAATGGATCTGCCAGAAAGCACCATTGGTAGCTGGAAGAACAGAGAAAACTGGGATGACGCCAGCCCACTTGAGCGTGTAAACAACAGCCTCGAAGCCAGACTGCAGCAGCTGATATTCAAAGATGACAAAGACGGCAAAGACTATAAGGAAATTGACCTGCTTGGGCGTCAGCTGGAAAGAACCGCCAGAATTGAGCGATATAATAACGGTGGCAACGAAGCCGACCTTAACCCCAAAGTACAGAATCGCAACAAGGGGCCCAGAAAGCCGCCTGAGAAAAACGCTATCAGCGATGAGCAACAACAGCTGCTGATTGATGCGTTTCAGGATGGCTTATTTGGTTATCAAAAGAACTGGTACCAGGCAGGGTTAGCACACCGGATCCGGAATATTCTAAAAAGCCGGCAAATAGGGGCTACGTACTTTTTTGCACATGAGGCACTGGTAGATGCGCTAACAACAGGCCGCAACCAGATATTCCTGTCAGCCAGTAAAGCTCAGGCCCATGTGTTTAAGCAGTACATCATTCAGTTTGCCAAGGATGTGGCAGAGATAGAGTTACGGGGCGATCCGATAATCCTGCCAAACGGCGCCCATTTGTATTTCCTTGGAACCAACATACGAACCGCGCAGAGCTATCACGGCAATCTGTACCTGGACGAATATTTTTGGATCCACAAGTTTCAGGAGTTTCGAAAAGTTGCCTCTGGTATGGCGATACACAAGAAGTGGCGCCAAACCTACTTTTCGACGCCGTCTGCTATTACACACGATGCTTACCCATTCTGGACTGGGGCACTGTTCAATAAAGGCAGACAGAAAGCTGACCGCATTGAGATTGATACCAGCCATGCAGCGTTGGTTAATGGGCATCTGTGTGCTGATGGCCATTGGCGGCAGATTGTAACAG